AGTAGATTCATCTGTAGATAGAATAAAGTCGAAGCCTAACAAGTATACTTGTCTAGCACCCCTCTTTATTGACTCAGCCATAGCATTCATACCAGCATTGGATCGTGGTGTTGTGATTTGCTCCATCAACCCAGGATTGTTTTGCATTAGCCCGCGCTTATCAATACCAGATAACTCTAAGTGATAATCTACAGGTTCAAATTGTTCTGCCGCCGGCGGCACAATGAATCTCTGTGATGGGAAGTTGCTGCTTTCAATCTCTGTAATAATATTTGGATCAATCGCAACGAGATAGTCTGGGAGGTCCCAGTTATTTTTAAAGTATGTGTCTCTATATAAGGCATTGCAACCGTAGACGGTTCCTTTACCTTTAAGATGCCTCAGTTCGAACTTCTTTCGAGATTTGCCGTTCCCAATAACGAATGCTCTTTCAGTCATACCACCAGTCTGGCAAATGCCATTCCTCTTCTCTAATTACCTTCTTCTTGAATAAGTTCTTGAGGTCCCGCTTTCACCAATGTGAGCTGATACCAGGGAAAGCCTGCTGTACAGCATGCTTAGTAATACCTTTATACTTGGATACCAAGTTACGCTCTTTCATAAGCAGCAACAATTTTGCATCATCAGGATCCACAGACTCTAACAACTCAATGAACACAGTCTCACGCTTCATTGGTTTAACATCTCTATAATCGTTATGGTTAACGAAGATATTTAACTTGCGTAGAGATGCCTTCAATACGTGTTGTAAGTCTTCTCCTTTATCAGCTGCTTTGTAGGGAGGGTCACCCTCTGGTAACAACCATTCGATATTTGGATCGTATGTATATCCAAGAATGGTCTTGAGAGCTGGGGTAGCATGCTCTCTCAAAAAGTCAATACGAGCATTTCGCCCATCTTGTTTACTAGCCTCTCTGAGAAACTCAGCGATGCCAAGTTTGGTGTAGTTAGTAGCCATTAAAAGTCACCTATGTGTTCCATTAAGTTTTTCAATTGTTTTTTGACAAAGTAGTTAAACAGTTTATTCCGTTCAGGTGTTTGTCCTTCGTATTCATTTATAACTTCGTCTCTAATATTCTGAGGAATTAAATCTAAGTCAATTAGGACTTTGTTTCGTTGCCAGCCTCTCATCATAGCTTCACTACAATATTCTTTAGGGTCTTGGATAGACCATTCTGTCAGCTTTGCATGTCTAATAGGCTTGCTTCGTTTACCTGCAACGAATACATCATCATCTGATAGGAAGTTAGGAATACCATCACCTCTATCACCTTTAATGATATGCTCGTTTAAGAATTGAGCAGGATTAGTTACGCGGATGAATTTCTTACCTACAGGACTATATTGAGATACATTAGCATACTTCTGAAGTTGTCCAAAGTCTTTATCTGATGAAAGAATAAGAATTTGATCAGCACTCTCTGGTGCAATACCAAGGTAACCAAACTCATGGCATAATGAAGCAATTACATCATCAGCCTCAGCTCGTTCAATCTGTACCACCTTGTAAGGAAAGTTCTCTCTGAGCTCTTGTTTGATCTGATCCAGTATTGTAAAGATAGCAGGCCAGTCTAAAGAACTCTCACCTCTATCCTTTTTACGATTAGCTTTGTAAAGAGGAAACACATCCTTACGCCAATTGTTTTTATCATCACAACAGATAACCAGCTCACCATACTCATCAGTAAACTTACGTCTATGTAAACGCAAGCTGTTCAATACCATATGGCGAACAAGGTTCTCATCTATTTCTGGATCTTTAGGATTAATTGCTTTGACTTGATTAGCAATAACAATCTGGTTGAAGTCTACCAATATCATAATTTAAAATAATTCAGGGTCCTCGTCGTACTCTGATTCCTTTGTGTATTCGTCAATGTGTTCTTGTTCCACACTCTCAAGTGTCTCAATTGCCTCATCCATAAGTTGTTGGAATGGATGTCCAATGCCTAGTGTACGATACAACCCAGAGCGAATTGTTTCAACAGAAAAACTAAAGTCTTTCAGAAATTCTTCATCTTCTAGATTGAATCCATGCTGTACAAATTTCATAGCAAGTTGATTAGTATAGTGTTCAACAATGTTGTTCACATATTTCTTCTTGTTACGAATTACTTGTAATCGCATTTCTTCGTCTGATTGAGGAGGAGCGCCTTCACGCTTCGCCTTTGGAAAAGGTATGACATTATCCATACCTTTATTTATGTCTTCATGCACCCGTCTTTGTCGTACGCTGGTACTAGTGTCGTCCATCTAATTTTACCTTCTTGATGCTCACCATAGAAATCATCAATCCAATCTCCATTCCGTAAGTACCATTCACAATGTCTTATGTAGGCTTGTATGCTCGCTACTTCCGCTATAGCCCCTTTAACCTTTGCTCTTTCAGCTCGACGTGCTTCTGAAAGTAGATCTTTTTGTGTCTTAATCCACTTCCTTACATTCTTTACTGAGAAAGGGTGTTCGTCAGGTAATGCATATACATCAGGGTGAACATTCTGAGGAGGACCCGCATTGGCCATCCTCTTCTCTCGAGCTTTAGCCAATCTTTCGATTGCGGCCGCTCTCTGCTCTTCTGTCATTTTACGTTTCTTTTTGACCATGTTTTAACTTCTTCTATTTCGTAATAAAAATCAACAGTTGACTTTTAAATAAGTTTGAGTGATAATAAGTATATAGTGAAGAGAGAGGTAATTTATGAATAATTCTGAATACCGTGAATATTTAAGACGTCATAAGCGTAGCCAGAATAAAGGTGCTTATGGTAAAGACTCAGAGATGGGTAAGGTGTATAAGTCCGAGTGGGCTATTGCAAAGATGATGAAAGATAAAAATACTTCATTCGACAATATAAGACAAGCTCAAAAATATGTTGATCGAATCACTAAGTCGAAAACATGGCAAAAGGTTCGTAGCAACCGCCGTAGCAATGTAACCTTAGTTGCAATGAAAGATAAGTCAGGTGGGGTTGCTGCTACCGCTTGGGGTGGCTACATTAAGATCAAACCTGGCCATATGGAAAAGTATGTCATACTACACGAACTAGCTCATGAAGCTGGCCACATGCATCACGGTCGTTCGTTCCGTCAGTGTCTACTGAAACTCGTCAGTCAGTTTATGGGTCGAGATGTAGCAGAAGCATTGAAGGTTCAGTTTAAGAAACATAAGTTAGCATTTGGAGATGCGCGTAAGCCATTGACAGAAGCTCAGTGGCTGAAAGCGAGAAACAGAATGAGGTCTATCCGTGGCTAGAAGAAAATATCCAGTTCCTAAACCAGTTAAGTTTGATGAAAAACTTATTAAAGAAGAATTTGTTTACGGTACGACTAAATTTGGTTTGACTGATAAACATATTATGATGTATCATAAATTATTTGCTAATTGGTCAAAGTTGTATGATGGTCGATACAATGACCTCGAGCAACGCTGGAAAAGTATATGTACTCTCTAAGTGACATCAGGCAGCTCGACATGGAGATAACTTCAAAGTGTCAAGCAGCTTGTCCTCTATGTGCCAGAACTGGTAAAGAAGATTTAATTATCTCAGAAGTAACTCTCGATACATTCAAGAGATGGTTCCCTGAGTCTTTCCTATTACAGTTAGAAGAGTTTTACATATGTGGCAACTATGGTGACGGAGCAATAGGTGGCGACACAGTTGAGATATATCAATACCTCAGATCGATAAACCCTAACATCTTTCTATCTTTGAATACAAATGGAAGTGCGAGGAAAGATGAATGGTGGATTAAACTAGCAGAACTTAACGTAGAAGTGATCTTTGCACTCGATGGGTTAGAAGATACGCATTCAAGATATAGGGTCAATACGGACTTCAATAGAATTCTAAACAATGCCTCAACTTTTATTAGACATGGTGGTAAGGCAACTTGGGCTATGATTGTATTTGATTACAACGAACATCAAATAAATCAATGTGAGTCTATGGCACATCAACTTGGTTTCAATAAGTTTACTTTCGAATACAACACAAGAAAACCAGAGGGTGGCGGACAGTTGGATGTGGATGGTTTCATGATGATAGATTGTAAGGCTGTAAGTAGAAAGAGAATGTTTGTTGACTCTAAGGGTGATGTCTCAGCCTGCTGCTATCTGGATGCTGTGAGAGAGATTGAACATCTTAATCTTAACAATTATTCGCTTGACCAAATATTCGATTCAGAGTATTTTAATAATATCGAGAAAACTTGGGACGATAAGCCTTTGTTAGCATGTAATGCATTTTGTGGAGTGAGATAATGTTTTATGAACCTGTAAGTAGATGGGACGTCAAGGATGTTAAGGACAAAGCTAAGATAGCTAAGACTATTAATTGGAGTAAAGTCAAAGATATGATGAAGAAGTTTGATATGTCTTCTCCTATGATGATGGCTATTCACTGGGACCATGAGATTGAGTTCGGTGTCAAGAAGAAACCGTTCCCATTTCATCGTCACTATCGTATCAATTTAGAGAAGATGTTATTCACTGGATGTTTTACTCCTAAGCAAGCTGATAAGTTGATTGAGTATGCTAAACAGCTTCGTATGCCTAAGGATGACTTTGGCCCTGCAGAAATCGTAGATTAGAAGATAGAAATGGATAAATAACCATATGCCTTTATACTCATTTGAGAATATTAAGACTGGTGAAACCGAAGATCATTATCTCAGCATGACTGAGTACGATGACTTCGTGGCATCCAACCCCCAACTACAACGTTCGTACACCAAAATGAATCTTGTCGCCTCGACCGGCGGGAGGACTGAGAAAGTCGATGACCTGTTTAAGGATGAAGTCCTAGGCCGGATCGGCGAACATCATGCCGGCACAGAGATGGCTAACAGATACGGTAGCAAGTCTATCAAGGAAGTTAAGACCAGAGCTGCTGTCGATAAGTGGAAGAAGAAAAGGGAGTACGACCCCAACAAATAGGAACTTCTAATGAACCCTACAACTCTCGTAGCATATGAAAATGAATTTTTCGATCAACCACAGATGCCCCAAACAAGAAGGGAGCGCAAGAGAGCTAAGCGAGCTGAAAGAAAGCAGAAAACACAACTGACAGTCAAATCAGTTGAACCAAAAACTCAAACACAAGAAGAAGTATTTGAGAGCTATTATACAGGACAGAACATCATGTTACATGGTGTCGCTGGTACGGGTAAAACATTTGTAAGTATGTTCCTGGGATTGAATGATGTAATCTCAGGATACGGTGAACAAAATAAGATCGTAGTAGTACGATCTGTGGTCCCAACAAGGGACATGGGTTTCCTTCCTGGGAACCAAACTGAGAAAAGTAAAGTATACGAACTTCCGTATCAATCAATTGTTACGGAACTTTGTGGAAGAGGTGATGCATATGAGACACTTAAACGTGATGGAAAGATTGAATTTATTTCTACATCCTTTGTTCGCGGACTTACTTTTAATGATTCTATTATTATCGTGGACGAATGTCAGAACTTGACTTTTCACGAACTTGATAGTATAATTACAAGAGTAGGTGATAATTGTCGTATCCTATTTTGTGGAGACTTTAGACAGTCAGACCTAGAACGAGATCATGAGAAAAAAGGAGTACTTGACTTCATCAAAGTTATTACAAAGATGCAGTCATTCGATTTTGTAGAGTTTAGTAAAGAGGATATTGTTAGAAGTCCTCTTGTTAAAGAATACATCATCAGTAAATTAGATAATGGAATTCATACATAAAGAAGACTTACAGTTCGAAGAACTGACTGCAGTAACAAAACCAAGCGGAAGGGTATACACCACACCTGATGGTGATTATCCTTCCGTTACCACTGTCCTTGGATATTTTAAGAAGGCTGGTATCATCGCATGGCGTAAACGCGTTGGTGATAAAGAGGCTAACCGTATCTCTGGTCAAGCTAGTGTTCGTGGAACCAAAGTTCACCAACTAGCTGAGGACTATATAAATAATGTCAAGAACTATAAAGAAGACCATCAACCGGCAAACATTGATATGTTTGAGAACCAGTTGAAACCAGTGCTTGACAAACATCTAGGATTGGTGTACGGTGTAGAGGTTCCATTATACAGTAGCTATCTTAAATTAGCTGGTCGCTGTGACTTGGTGGGCGAATGGGATGGCCGTAAGGCTATCATTGACTTTAAAACCTCTCGTAAGTTAAAAAAAGAAGAGTGGATTGAAGACTACTTTATGCAGGGTGCTTGTTACTCTGTAATGTTTGAGGAGAGGACTGGTATTGCTGTCAACGATATTGTAATTCTTATTGGTGTTGATGGTGAAGCAGAACCTCAGTTGTTTGTTAAGAAACGAGACGATTATATCGACTTGGCAATTCATAAGGTTAGGGAATATGAAAAAATACATTCACAAAGAGTTTGATCACTACTACCGTGTGTACGACGAAGAGCCATACGGTTATATGGCGGAGTGTGTATACGAATCTGAGAACACTCG